CTTGAAGGATGCCTCAGACTATCTACAGAACAATCGTTCTGCTGAGTATGTCAACGCTATCAAACATGCTGAGAGATGGACACCTGATGGGATTGTTGCAGGCTCTAACCTCTATGATGAGGTGATGAGACCGGTGCAGAAATCAGATGTGGACTACCCATTCGGAGGGCTGAATAAGCTCACCTACGGTATCCGTAAAGAAGAGTTGGTGACAGTGACAGCAGGGTCAGGCTTAGGGAAGTCTCAGTTCCTACGTGAGGTGATCTGGCATATCCTACAGAACACACAGTCTAACATCGGTATGATGTTCTTAGAAGAGTCAACCCGGAAGACTGGACTGTCTTTGATGTCGTTAGCCGCTAACAAGCCTCTACACCTACCAGATACTGAGGCAACCCAACAGGAGAAAGATGATGCTTTTCATCAAACCCTTGGTACAGATCGTTTGTATCTCTTTGATCATTTCGGCTCCAGCGATGTTGATAATATCGTCAGTCGTGTTCGCTACCTTGCCAAAGTTGCCAGATGTGATTATGTGTTCGTTGATCATATCAGTATCATTGTTTCTGCTCAGTCTAACGGGGATGAGCGTAAAGCGATAGATGAGATCATGACCAAGCTACGGATGTTGGTGCAGGAGACAGGGATTGCAGTGATCTGTGTGTCACACCTTAAACGTCCTGAGTCTAAAGGACATGAAGAGGGTGCGGCAACGTCACTGGCACAGCTTCGTGGCTCTGGATCGATTGCACAGCTCTCTGACATGGTTATCGGCTTAGAACGTAATGGACAGGCTGATGATGAGAAAGAGCGCAACACTACGTATGTACGGGTGCTGAAGAATCGTTTCAGTGGTACAACTGGTAAAGCCTGTGCATTGCTGTACAATCACCATACCGGGCGTATGCGTGAGGACGAGGTCGATGCGTTATGATACCGATAGAAGATAACAATCGGAAAGGTGATTTAGCTGAGTATTACGCAATCACTTTCCTATGGGACCAAGGTTTTGAAGTGTTTAGGAATGCAGGTTGCACCGGACCTATTGATCTGGTTGCAATGTCCGCTGAAGGTGATATAATATTACTTGATGTGAAGACGTTATATCCTGATCCACGATCAAATAACTTTACCACTCTATCGCATCAGTTAACGGAGCATCAAAAAACACTTGGGGTACATGCATTAGCATTCAATCCAGAAACCAGAGAACTTAATTTTGCGAACCACAGACATGAAACAACTTATACTCGATATCGAGACAAACAGCAGTCACAGTACGATCTGGATTTGTGTGACTCAGGATGTTAGGACAGGAGAGGTAGTATGTCATACAGATCCATCAACTCTGGCTCCACTGGTAAAGGAGTACGATCAAATCATCGGTCACAACTTAATTGGTTTCGATGCACCAGTGTTGCGGACAGTTTGGAACATTGGGATTCCGAAATCGAAAGCGGTCGACACGTTGATTCTTTCAAGACTTTTGAACCCCGTCATCGAAGGAGGCCACAGCTTGAAGGCATGGGGTCAGAGACTGGAAGATCGGAAGATTGAGTTTGCATTTGAGGACTTTGACAATGGACTTACTCAAGAGATGCAGGACTACTGTATCCAAGATGTTAGACTTACCCGTAAGCTCTATCAGTTCCTTACTAAATCGCTTAACGAATGGAAAGATCCGTCGAAGAGTATACTATTGGAACACGACATCGCAGTCATTTGCAGGCAACAGGAACGAACAGGCTTTAAACTGGATGTATCTGCAACTCAAAGTCTGCGAGCTTCATTTATGGATCGCATGGGCATTATTGAGGACGAGGTTCAGGCAGTGTTTCCGCCGATTACTGAAGAGCGTTGGTCTGAAAAGACCGGCAAGAGGCTGAAGGATAAGGTGACAATCTTTAACCTTGCATCACGTAAGCAGATTGCAGAGCGATTGATCAGCAAGGGATGGAAGCCAACAAAACAAACAGAGAAAGGTCAACCGATTGTCGACGAAAGTACGCTTGAAGGGATTGATATCCCGGAGGCTCAATTGATCGCTGAGTATCTCATGCTTCAGAAACGTGTCGGTATGATCGACTCATGGCTGAAACATGTCGATGAAGAGACAGACCGGGTGCATGGAGGTATCATCACTAACGGGACTATTACCGGGCGTATGACACATAGAAATCCTAATTTAGGTCAAGTGCCTAGTGTGACTAAACCGTTCGGTAAGGAGATTCGATCACTGTGGACTGTTGATGACGGTAATGTATTGGTTGGTACAGATCTTGCAGGGATTGAATTAAGGTGTCTTGCACACTATATGCGGGATGACGAATGGACAGAGGAACTTTTAAATGGCGATATCCATCAGAAGAACGCTGATGCCGCAGGTATCACACGCCCTCAAGCAAAGACGCTTATCTATGCTACCCTATACGGTGCAGGACCAAGCAAAGTTGGCAGTATTGTTGGAGGTGGGGCGAAAGAAGGGAATGAAATCCTGCATCGCTTTTATTCTAACACCCCTAAGCTACGAATCCTCATGGAGAAGGTGGCGAAAGTGGCGAGCGAAGGGTATGTACCGGGCTTGGACGGTAGAAGAATATTGGTGCGTTCAGAACATGCCGCACTTAATTCACTACTACAAGGGTGTGGGGCTATCATTGCAAAGCAGTGGTGTATTGAAGCGCATAAAACCCTACGGCAAAAAGGACTACCTGTACAGCAGGTTGCATTTGTCCACGATGAAATACAAGTTGAAACAGCGGAGAGATATGGTGAAGACGTTGCACAGATCATGTGCGAATCGGCCTCACAAGCCGGGATTACCATGGGCTTTCGATGCCCAGTAGATGCCGAAGCAAAAATCGGTAAAAATTGGTTTGAAACTCATTAAGAGTATGTTATAATATTGTTTTAGTCACCACTAAGGAGAATGACTATGAATGACACACAGCGTGTTAAGATCAAAGCCGATGTCATGTGGGCTTATTTAGATCGTCGTAACGAGATGTCGAACAAGTATCAGATCGACCTCTGCAATCTCTCAGACGGTGCTGTTTCTGCCCTAGAATCTATGGGGCTGACAGTCGGTCAAAAAGAAGGCAAGGGTTACTTTGTAACCTGTAAGTCCAACAATCCTATCCGTGCTTACGATAGCTCTGGTGAAGAGTTGGATGGTGTCGGTATCGGTAACGGTTCTCAAGCCGTTGCTTTGGTTGGTTTCTATGATTGGAACTGGAAGAATAAGGCCGGTCGTAGCCCTTCTCTTCAGAAGCTGGTTATCTCCGAACTTGTTTCGTTCGAAGGCGATGCAGGTGATGTATCTGTATCTGTTGACGACGACGAGCTGTTATAATGAACCATGCCCTTATCGATGCAGATATTCTGAACTATCGCATTGGGTTTGCCTGCAACAATGAAACTGAAGGTGTCGCCATCAGAACGATGGCACACTTCTTAGAGGATATGTTGCTGGTCGATTTACCGAAAGTCCAGACATGGGAGCTTCATCTCACAGGGAAGAAGAACTTCCGTAATGACATTGCTGTCACTGTACCGTATAAGGGCAACCGTAAAGGCACAGATAAGCCTGTCCACTATCATCTGTTACGGGAATACCTTGTAGACGCTTGGTCGGCCACTGTGTCGGACGGTATCGAAGCAGATGATGCATTGGCAATCCGGGCGACAGAGCTAGGAGACACTAGCGTGATCGTGAGCCTTGATAAAGATCTCGATCAAGTCCCCGGATGGCATTATAATTTTACGAAGAAGGAGCTGTACCACATTGATCCTGTTGAGGGTCTGTTTAGATTCTATAAGCAGATGCTCACAGGTGACCGTGTGGATAATATTAAGGGTGTTAGAGGCATCGGTGAGGTTAAAGCCGAAAAGCTTTTAACTGACAAGAGCGAACAGGAGATGTGGGATATCTGCGTTGAACTGTTGGGTTATGATAGAGCTGTTGAGAACGGACATTTGTTGTACATGTTGAGAAAGAATGATGACGTATTTCAACCGCCGCAACTTTGTTGCGAAACACAATGACAGGTTCAACAAACCGAAAGTCTTCAAAGACCGTAAAAAAGCCTACAAGAAAGGCGAACGCAGGCATAAAAACTCAGTCTGCGAAGGCGAAAGGTCGTAGGTTGCAACAGACTGTTAGAGACTCGATACTCAACGCTTTCCCTAATTTAGAGACTGATGATGTACGTAGTACCTCTATGGGGGCTGGAGGAGAGGATGTCCAGTTATCACCGGCGGCAAGGAAGCTGTTTCCCTACACTGTTGAATGTAAGAATTTAGCAAAGATTGCAGTCTATAATTATTATGTCCAAGCAACTGGACACAATGACTACGAACCTCTTGTAGTTATCAAGCAAGACAGATCAAAGCCATTGGCTGTCGTAGATTTAGAACACTTTATGGAGCTTGTAAAGAAATGATTGATTTGCATGAGATGGCTAAGGAGTTTGATTGTAACTTTGCTAGAGATCATCAAGTTGCTGGCGAGCATTACACATCGAAGTCAATACAACCTTGGGACTTTATGCAGGCTGTGATGTCTGAAGAACAGTTCGAAGGCTACATTCGTGGTAACATTATCAAATACATAGCCCGATATCCTGATAAGGGTGGTAAGATCGATGTTGAAAAAGCCCGTCATTATATTGACAAACTGCTTGAGTTACTGTAGAATGGACGGTTCCGCTTTATGCTGACGATTGAAGAACTGAAAGAAAAACTGATGCAGGTTGAAGAGGTCACTCTGATAGAACTTCTTGATCTAAAGTCAGAAGACATCGTCAACCGTTGCGGTGACTTAATTGAAGAACAATACGAAACTCTGGAGAGCCAATTCGATGACAACACATCTTGGGATAACGATTGATTATGAAAGAGACCTTAGACTCAGTGATCAAGCAATTAAACTCATGCAGGACTACTATATGCTTGAGCATGAAAACAGTCCTCAGCAAGCCTTTGCACGTGCTTCAGTGGCTTACTGCGATGGTGACCTCGACTTTGCACAGCGTATTTATGACTATGCTTCGAAAGGTTGGTTTATGTTTGCGTCACCTGTGTTGTCAAACGCACCTGAACATGGCAGAAACAATTGGGGCTTGCCTATTAGTTGTTTCCTTACTTACGTGGGGGACAATCTTAATAGCCTTATTGAGCATAATGGTGAAGTAGCATGGCTTTCCGTCAAAGGTGGAGGTGTCGGAGGGCATTGGGGTGATGTCCGGGGAATCAGCGATAAAGCTCCCGGTCCTATCCCATTTATGAAAGTGATAGACGCTCAGATGACTGCGTACAAACAGGGGAAGACACGGAAAGGAAGCTATGCCGCTTACTTAGATGTGAGTCACCCTGACATCGAAGAGTTTATTAGTTTTAAAGTACCGACTGGTGGAGACATCAATCGGAAATGTTTTAATTTGTTTAACGCTGTGAACATCACAGACAACTTTATGGAGTGTGTAATCAATGATACAGAATGGCAACTTACAGATCCAAATACAGGAATTGTCAGAGATACAATCAAAGCTCGCAAGCTTTGGCAACGAATACTTGAGGCTCGCTTCAGAACTGGCAGTCCTTACCTTAACTTTATCGACACAGCCAGACGAGGCTTACCAGAAGCTCAAAGAAAACTTGGATTGTCAATTAATGGCAGTAACCTCTGCAACGAAATCCATCTCGCAACAAGTGAAGAACGCACAGCAGTCTGTTGCCTCTCAAGCGTCAACCTCGAAAAATACGATGAGTGGCGAACAAGTGGCATGGTTGGCGACCTTATCCGATTCTTGGACAACGTGCTTCAATACTTTATTGACAACGCACCAGAAGAACTTGGAAAAGCTGTCTACTCAGCTTACAGAGAGCGTTCAGTCGGCCTCGGAGCAATGGGATTCCATGGGTATCTCCAAAGCAAAGGGATAGCTTGGGAGTCGTGGCAGGCGGCCAGTGAGAACTATGCAATCTTCAAAGAGATCAAAGAACAGTCTTTACAGGCCACCTACTCTCTCGCTAT